CTTGGGCGCGGCGTACGTTGCTCGGGCGGTTAACGCCGCCGACAACCGATGCATCAACTTGTTCCCAGAAGCGATACCCGAGGGCGGTAAGGAACCCGGCTTCCTGAACCGTGCGCCTGGCTTGCGCCTAGTGGCTACCGTAGGGGACGGCCCTATCCGTGGTATGTGGTCGCACAGCGGCTACCTGTACGTTGTCTCAGGTACGGGCTTCTACCAAGTGACCTCTGCCTACGTTGCCACGCTGAAAGGCACGGTGACCGGAACTGGCCCTGTGAGCATGGCGGACAACGGCACTCAGTTGTTCATCGCCTGCAACCCTGACGGGTTCATCTACAACTACACCACCGACGTGTTTGCCCAGATTACCGACCCTGACTTTGAGGGCGCGGTAAACGTCGGCTACCTAGACGGCTACTTTGTATTCAACCAGCCCAACAGCCAGACGGTGTGGATTACCTCCCTGCTAGACGGTTTGTCGGTAGACCCGCTGGATTTTGCGTCCGCTGAAGGCTCGCCTGACGGGCTGGTGTCGCTTATCGTGGACCACCGCGAACTGTGGCTGTTCGGCACGGACTCCACGGAAGTTTGGTACAACTCGGGCGAGGCGGACTTCCCGCTGACTCGCATTCAGGGCGCTTTCAATGAAATCGGATGTGTCGCCCCGTACTCGGTTGCCAAGCTGGACAATGGCATCTTCTGGCTGGGTGCTGACGCTCGCGGGCAGGGAATTGTCTACCGCGCCAACGGATACACGGGACAGCGCGTTTCTACTCATGCAATTGAGTACGCCATCCAGTCTTACGGCACTATTTCGGACGCCATTGCTTATACATATCAGCAAGAGGGCCACGCATTTTATGTGCTGACCTTCCCGACTGCGGGCAAAACGTGGGTGTACGACGTAGCCGTCAACTCATGGCACGAACGTGCTGGCTTCCTAAACGGCGACTTTGTGCGGCACCGCAGCAATTGCCAAGCGGCGTTTAACAACGTCCCGCACGTTGGCGACTACGAGAACGGCAGCGTGTACGTCCTTGACCTGTCGGTGTATGCCGACAACGGCGTCCCGCAGAAGTGGCTGCGCTCATGGCGTGCCATTCCCACGGGGCAAAACGACCTGAAGCGCACTACCCACCATTCCCTGCAGTTGGACTGCGAGACGGGCGTAGGGCTACTGACCGGGCAGGGGTCTGCCCCCCAGGTCATGTTGCGCTTCTCCGACGACGGTGGTCACACTTGGTCTAACGAACGCTGGGTCAGCATTGGCGGCATTGGCGGGTACGCTACCCGTGCCATTTGGCGGCGGCTCGGCATGACCATTAAGCTGCGCGACCGTGTCTACGAACTCAGCGGCACCGACCCCGTCAAAATGGTCATTATGGGTGCTGAACTTGCGATAGATGGCACCAATGGCTGAGAACCCTCCTAACGTCACTCAGATACCTGCCCCGCGTGTTGACTTCATTGACAAGCGCACAGGGCTGATGGCGCGTGAGTGGTATCGGTTTTTCGTCAACATTTACGACATCGCGGGCGGCGGCAACAGTGCCGTTTCGCTGGATGACGTGCAGGTTAGCCCGTCAGGCGGGGCATCTGTAGACGACTTGGCTGAGATGCAAAAGACCCTGTGGGATATGCAACTGCAGCCGCCGCAATCAGCCCCATTTGGCGCTGTTGTTTCCGTAGGCGGTGCGCTTATTCAGTCTGGTTTTGGTAGCCCCAACAGCGTGCTTGTTGGTAACCCTGGCGACCTGTATCTCAACAAAAGCGGCGGCGCAGGCACGTCCGTGTATGTGAAAGAATCAGGCGCTGGAACCAACACGGGTTGGGTAGCAAAGTAACAAGGAATCATTTATGGCTGTCGCACTTTCTCCTGTCGCTGGCGCTGGCTGGCAGTTTCTAGACAACTCAGGTCTTATCCTGTCCGGCGGCCTGCTGTACATCTACTCGGCTGGCACGACCACCCCCGTCACGGCCTATCAGGACTCGGCAGGCACGGTGGCGCACACCAACCCCATCGTGATGGATTCGGCTGGGCGCATTCCGTCTGAGGTCTGGCTGACCACGGGCGCGGCGTACAAGTTTGTCCTGAAGACCTCCACCAGCGTCACCCTGTGGACGATGGACAACCTTCGGGCTATTAACGACCCGTCCTCGGTGCCTTGGTCGGCCATCACGGGCGAACCGACTACCCTATCCGGATATGGCATCACAGACGGCATTACGGCGGCTACAGCAGCCTCTACCTACGCCCCCCTAGCCTCGCCTACCTTCACCGGCACGGCGTCCGCTAAGGACGAACTGAACAACACCTACAACATCGGCTGGCGGGACTGCCCGCAGAACTCGCAGACCGCCAACTACCAGTTGGTGCTGGCAGACCGTGGCAAGCAGGTGCTGATGAACGGCACTAGCCTGACGCTGACTATTCCCGCCAACGGCACGGTAGCCTTTCCTATCGGCACGACCATTATGGTGGTCAACACGGACGCCACGTCCCTGTCCATTGCCATTACCACGGACACCCTGACGCTCGCCAACAGCACCACGACCGGCACCCGTACCCTTGCCCGCAACGGCCTTGCCACCCTCACCAAGGTGGGGGCTACCAACTGGCTAGCGTCCGGCACTGGGATAACCTGATATGTCCGGCATCGGCGCAGGGCTGGCCTCGTTCTCAATTGTTGCCGCCAACACGTTTGACTACGACGCGGCAGGCAGCGGCACCCTGACCATTCCTGGCGGCTACACCACCTGCACCGTACAGGTGTGGGGCGGGGGCGGTGGTGGTGGCAGGGGTGCCATCTCCAGCGGCCTGTCAGGCGGCGGTGGTGGCGCTGGCGGCTACTCCAAAAGCAGCCTGACCGTTACGGGTGCGGGTGGGCAGACAATTCTCTATACTGTCGGTGCCGGGGGTATTTCCAACGGCGGGGCTGGCGGTCTATCCAACGCCTACGCAGGCACGTTCAGCATGACTGCGCTGACGGGCAACGGCGGTGCGGGTGGCTTGGTCGCCGGGCAGACCTCGGGCAACGGTGCGGGCGGTACGGCTAGCGGCGGTTCGGTAACGAACACGACGGGTACGGCAGGCTCCAACGGCGGCGGCGGCGCAGGTATTGTCGGTGACAGTAGCCTGACTGGCGGTGCAGGCGGTGACGGTGGCGACAGCGGCGAGAGTGACCCTTTTCTTGCTCCCACCAACGGCGCACCCGGCTCTAACGGTCGCGTCCGGTTTGTGTTCAGTTAAGGAGCAGACATGGAAACTTTGTTCATCGCAGTGGTAATCGCCTTTGTGGTTTACGGCGTCTACCATGTTTGGTACGTTCCACGTGAAACAGCCAAAAAGGCTGGTGGCTCCCGTCCGGTTGACGCTGTGAAGCAGGCCAAGAAATGACTGTTACGCTAAAGGTGCTGATACCGTCCAAGATTGCTGAGTCCGCTCAGACAGTCCAATACACGGCTGGCGGTGTCAAAACTATCATCGACAAGTTCACGGCGACCAATTACTCGGCGTCGGCGGCAACCCTGTCTGTCAACTTGGTCACGCAGTACGATAGTACCGGCAACCAAAACCTGACCGTGAAGACTAAGTCGCTGGCGGCGGGTGAGACGTACACGTTCCCTGAGATTGTCGGTCACTACCTTGAGTCCGGCGGGTACATCTCAACCGTGGCGGGTACGGGTTCGGCTATCAACATCCGCGCCAGTGGGCGGGAAGTGACGTGAGCGCAGTAGTTCAGTCTGCCGAAAGCCGTAAGGCGGTGGAGGCACTCCAAATGGAGTTGTCCAAAATGCCGCAGGTGGAACTGCCGACTGAGCATATCTTTCACGGCGGTATGTACTGCCGCCAAGTGTGGCGTCCTGCTGGCACGTTGATTGTCGGCAAGGTCCACAAAAAAGAGCATTTCTACATGGTGGTGTACGGCACGGTTGCCGTTACCACGGACGACGGCGTTCAGTACGTTACTGGACCGCATCTTATTACTAGCAGCCCCGGCACCAAGCGCGCCGTCTACGCTGAAACGGATGCGATGTGCATGACTATCCACCGCGTTGACTCTGCGACCGTAGAGGCCGTGGAGGATGAGTTGGTGGAAGATGACCCGACCAGTATGTTTGCGGTCGGCAACAAGATTAAACCCACACCTATTGAGGTGCTGACATGAGCTTTATTGCAGCAGCCGGTATTGTCGCTGGCGGTTCTCTTCTTGGCGGTTTGTTTGGCTCTAGCGGAGCAAAGAAAGCTGCTAAGGCGCAATTGCAAGCCGCCCGTGAAGCAAACGCTTTGCAGGAAAGGATGTTCAACCAGCAGGTTGCTCTGCAGGAACCGTTCCGTCAGGCTGGGCTTACCACGCAGGCTGAATTGCTGCGGCAGTTTGGCCTCGGCGGTGATGCTGCCTCGCAGGGCTACGGCAATATGCTGCGCGACTTCTCTGCAGAGGACTTTCAGGCAGACCCTGGTTACGCTTTCCGCTTGCAGGAAGGGTTGAAGGGCATGGACCGTCAGGCGGCTGCACGCGGCGGCCTTATCTCTGGCGGCGCTCTCAAGGCGGCACAGCGGTACGGGCAGGAGATGGGTTCGCAGGAATACCAGAACGCCTACAACCGTTACAACCAGAATCGCGGCACTCGCTACAATATGCTTACCGGCCAGCAGGCTGTGGGTCAGGGCGCTACTAACGCGCAGACACAGGCGGCTGGCAACTACGGTCAACAGGCCGGACAGACGCTAATGGACATGGGCAACGCCCGTGCTTCGGGCTACATGGGGTCTGCCAACGCTTGGAGCAACGCGCTACAGGGCGCTGGCAATGCGTTTATGCAGGGTCAAATGCTTGGCAAAATGTTCCCTGCTAAGGTTGGAGGCTAAGTCATGCCACTAGACCCTCGCATTGCAATGGGCTTTCAGTCCCCGCAGTTTGAGTCGCCCGTCAACATGATGGGCAACATGATGAAGCTGAAGTCCATGCAGCAGCAGAACGCCCTTGCTGAACAGCAAATGACTGACCTTGCTGCTGACCGGGCGCGCACGGCTTTGCTTAACAAGGTGTATGGCGAGTCTGTTAGCCCTGAAGGTACGCTTGATTACGGAAAACTTCGGCGTGGTCTTGCACAAGGCGGACAAGGCGCACTTTTGCCGGGCGTCATTAAGCAAGAGTACGAGGAAGGCGAGGCTAAGTCTAAGCGCGGGAAGGCCGACCTTGAGTTGTTTGGTCAAACCCTTGAAGCTAGAAGCACTTTGCTCAATCCAAACATGACGCCTGAAGCGTACATGGCGTGGCATGAAGGTAATCATAAAGACCCTATTGTTGGCCAAAAGCTAGCAGAAATGGGAATTAACGCCGCCGATAGCCGCGCACAAATCATGGCTCGCATTCAGCGTGGCGAACTGCCGCAACTTATTGCTGAGTCGGCGCTTGGCGTCAAGAAACTTTACGATGCGGTACGGCCTGTTGAGACGGCGGCTGGTATTGAAATGATGACTCCCACCGGCACGACGTTGGCAACGCGAAAAGCACCACCAAAAAGCGCGGGCGTTAACATCAATCTTGGCCCTGACGAAACTGAATTTGGCAAGACCATTGCAAAAGATGCGGCTGCAAATTTGGGCGAAATGCAAAGGGGCGCTCGGTCTGCAAGTAGCAGCTATAGCAACATTGAACGATTGACGCCTTTGCTCAATAGCAAAGAATTTATTTCCGGCACCTTGGGCAACCCTCGTTTAGCAGTTGCCAAGGCGTTTGGGCTTGAAGGCGCGGAAGAAACGCAGACTTTCTTTTCGCAAATGGGCCGAGAAACTGCTGAAACTATCAAATCGTTTGGTGCTGGCACCGGACTTTCTGACAACGACCGTATATACGCTGAAAAGATTGCGGGCGGAAACGTTGACCTGACGCCAGGAGCCATTAAAAGGATTCTGTTTTTGCGTCAACAAGCCAACCGTGCCGCAATTTTGCAGTACAACGAGGAGCGTCGTGCTGCTTCCGCTAGCAACCCCAAATCTAATCTTGACCAGTACTACAGAGAGATTCCTGTTCCTCCGCCTCCTTCTTATAACTACAAGGGATGGCGTCTTGAAACTGATGCACAAGGCAACAGTGCGTACGTCAGCCCTGACCGAAAGAGTTTTCAGGAGACGCGATAATGGCATTCGACCTTGCCTCCGCAAAGCCCGCTGCCGCGCCAAAGTCTACTGGCAAGCCAAAGTCAGGATTTGACCTTTCCACGGCAAAGCCTGTAGGCGGTCAAGATGCTGAACCTGAGCAGAAGGTCAGCACAATGGGAGCCTTTGCGCGTTTGCCTTACGAGGCACTTAAATACACGCTTGGCGGCACGCCATTTGACGTTGTTGGCGGCGCTATAGAGGCAGGTGGTCGTGCCATAGATACCGTTGCTGGTTATTTTGGCGCCCAGCCTGACGTTACGTTGCCCGCTAGTAGGCTTGGCAGGGCGGGTGCTGACAACCCGCAAAGCCGCGCCTACACCAACACTGGGCCAATGGCGTTGGCTACCGTCGCTAGCATTCCAATAAGCATGGGCGCTGGCGGTGTTGTAAGGGCTGCTGCTCCGCTTTTTCGTTCTGCTGCGCCTACCGTTAATGCCCTTGGCAGGTCTGTTCAAACTGGTGGCTTTGACATTGGCGCACTTGGCGAGGGTACCGGCGCTGCAAACTTTGCCGTCCGACAAGGCGCTCGGGCTGCGGGAGGCGCGGGCGCTATGGCTCCAACCTCAGTTGTTTTTGACCCTGAGAATGTCGGCCTTAATACGCTGATTGGCGCTGGCGTTCCGCTTGGCGTTGCAGCAGGCGGCGTTGGACTGAGGAAGGCAGGCGACTTTTTTGGGTCTATGTTTGCCCCCGAACGTACCGCCGCAAATGCACTTGTTCGCGCCTCAGGTGGTGATGACCTTGTAAATATGTTGCAAGGTACCCAAAACCTTGAAACTACGCCGGGGCTAGTTGCTACGCTTGCTGAACGCCAAGCGGCGTTTGGGCAGAACAACCCCACTATTGCGGCACTTGAGCAAGCGTTGCCTGGTGCATCTAACGCGGTCAACAGAGAGATTTACAACGCTACGGCACAGCGCGTAAAGGCACTGCAAGACCAAATTACCCGCATCAGCGATGACTTGCGGACGCAGGCTAATGCACTTGCCCCAAATGCTGCTGGTGCAAAGCAGCGAGCACTTGCGTCCTTGCAAACTGAGTTGCAGGCGACTGAAGCCACATTAAAGCAACAGCAGGCCGCGCTTACCGGAAACCTTGGCGCACAGGGGCAATTAGCCCCCGGCAAGGCTATTGCTGAACGCGGAGCGGCACTGAAAAAAGATGTTCGTGAACAAGTCATTGACCCTGCATATCAAGATGCTTACACCAAAGCTGGTGGCATGGAGGCAATTGACCCCAGCCCCTTAGCAAGGAAAGCAGAAGAAATCTTTGGTATGCCGCTGTCTGATGTTCCTCGCGGAACTTCGTTTACGGCTACTGAGTTTGCTCTTTTGCCGCGCGACGCAAACGGCGCGTTGCTTCCCATCACTCTTGAGCGCGCTGACAAACTGCGAAAAGCAATCAACCTTGATTCTGCTGCAGCACGCTCGTCAACTGGCGCGGCGGCAGCTACTCAGTTGCACGGCATAAACGCGTTGCACAAAGAGATTGATGACGCCGTGATGAGCAGCGGTTTGCCCGCAGAAGCAAAAACTGCTTACTCTGCCGCGCTGCAAAAGTATCGTACAGAGTTTGTGCCTCGCTTTAAAACGGGTTTGCAAGTCGATTTGCTAGGCAACACTCGCAAAAACGTGCCGCGCCTAATCCCTGACAACGTAACCAACAAAATTATTGCAAACGAAAGCGGCGCTGCCGAGTTTCAAGCAATGTTTAGGGGCGACCCGCAGGCTGGTAAGTCGCTACAACTTGGTATTGAAGACTTGTACGAGCAGCAGTTGGCTAAAAGCCCAGAAGCCGCTCAGTCATGGTTAACATCTCACAAAAAGGTGTTTGACGACCTTGAGGCTGCTGGCGTTCCTGTTCGCCAAAATATGGCGCAAATGCAGCAGCAGGCGCAAAAGTTGGCTGCGGGATACAAAGAACTAAATGCATTACGCACTACGTTTGGCGACAAAAATCCTGACGAATTGATTGACACCATGATGAGTTCTAGCGCCAACCTTGAAAAAGGCTTGTCCGCTATGGGGCCAAGTGGTCGCCTGGCGTTTGGGCAAGAAGTGTCCGGTCGTGCTATGGACCTTGTAAACGGCGGCAACACGCAGCAAGCAATTAAGTACCTGACTGAAAACAAACTGCTGCTAGAGCGTGCGCTGACGCCAAGCAAGTACAAAGAACTCATGGACACTGCCAACTGGGCGCATGAGGTTAGTTTGGTTGGCAAGCAGGTTCCTAAGTTGCCCAAGCAAACGGAAGTGACGCTTAGTCAAAACTACACGCCCGAGCAGTTAACCGACCTGCAGGTAGTGGCTAACGACCTTCGTCGCGCTAAACAGGTTGAGGCAAATGCGCGGTTTGGCTCTCAAGTAGGCACGCCAAACCCTGAAAAACTTGCAACTGAAGCCGCTGCCGGTGCTGCGGTTTCGGCTGCTGGCGCTCCTACTATGTTGTCTACCGAATACACGGTTGCGCGACAAGTGTGGAAGCAACTAGAAGGCCGTGTAAACGCCCGTACTGCTGCCGTGTTGGCTCGCTGGATGTACGGAAACCCAGACGCTGCCATAGAGGAATTAATCAAAGCACAAGCCCGTGCTAAAAGTAACGTGGGCGGCAAGGTTGGCAAAACCGTCAATCGCCTTGCTATTGGTGCGGTAGCAAGTTCCCCCAACCAAAACGCTTTTGCGGAGCAATGATGGAAGCCCTAAGCCTGTTTCAAGCCCTGCTCGCCATCGCTGTCTCCGTTGCCGGTTGGTTCCTACGGATGCTATGGGACAACCACACTGCGCTAGAGAAGACCATCATGCAGCACCAGTTGGATGCCTCCGAAAAGTTTGTCCGTAAGGATGACTACCGCGTGGACATCACCGAGGTGAAGGGAATGCTGGACAAGATATTCAACCAGCTCAACAGCAAGGTGGATAAGTGAGTTTTGAGCAAGCCGTGGCGATGGTCCTCAAGCACGAGGGCGGCTACAGCAACGACCCTCGCGACCCAGGCGGTGAGACGCGTTTCGGCATCAGCAAGCGTGCCTACCCCGACGTAGACATCCTCCGGCTGACCGAGGACGAGGCTAAGGCCATCTACCGGCGCGACTATTGGGACAAGTTGCGGACAGACGAGATTCCCGCCCCGCTAGCCCTGTGTCTGTTTGACACCGCCGTGAACATGGGCCGCGACAAGGCCGTCAGGCTGCTCCAGAGAGCCTGTGGCGTGGCACAGGATGGCGTAATGGGGGGCAACACCATTGCCGCCGCAAATCGCCTCCCAGACGCCGTGGTGCGGTTCTCTACCGAGCGTGCCATTGCCTATACCGGCATCAGGGGTTTTGATACGTTCGGCAAGGGCTGGCTGCGGCGCACCTTTGCCGTGGCACTGGAGGCTTCCAAATGACTCCCATCATCGGTGGCGTGATTGAGGCAGGGCTGAAAATACTCGATAGGGTATTGCCCGACCCGACGCAGAAACTGGCTGCTCAGTTGGAGTTGCTGAAGTTGCAGCAGGCCGGTGAGTTCAAGGTGCTGGAAGCCGACCTACAACTAGCGCTAGCGCAGACCGAAATCAACAAGGTGGAAGCCGCTGCACCGGACGCATTCCGTGGAGGGTGGCGGCCCGCCGCTGGCTGGGTCTGCGTGGCAGGCTTGGCGTACCAGTTTCTGTTTCAGCCCCTAGCCGCATGGTCCGGTAGCATTCAGGGCTGGCCTGCACCGCCTGTGCTGGACCTTGGCGACTTGTACGCCCTGCTGTTCGGTATGCTTGGCTTAGGTGCCTACCGTTCTGTGGAGCGGGTGAAGGGCAAAGCCTAGCCCAAGCACACAATACACAGGCGGTAGGGCGTCTTACCCACCGCCTGGTTGCGACATACCCAGCACGGCCCGTCGCCCTTAAACTTACCCGAGCGCAGCTTCTCTATCGCCCTGCGCCGCCGGTAGTACTCCTTTTTCGCATCCAGCACCGCCTGCTTGGTGGTAACAGGCTTGGCCTTCAGCGACTTGTACCGCGCACGGTCTATGTTGCCGCAGTCACGGCACTGAGCGCGAGGACCACCCCGCCCGTTGTCACGGTAGTCCGTCAGCGGTTTCATCACCCGGCAGGTGGTGCAGACCTTCATCGCGGGTCCACACGCTGAGTGGCGTAGCCCAACTCAACGATGACCGTGGGGCGTGGGGGCTTTGCCTTGAAGTCGCCACAGACCCGCTTGTGACCCCAGTGTTCGGGGCTGGCGTACTCCCACCGGATACCCTTGCTCTTGTAGAACCGTGGCTTGTGTCCCTTGCCGCACGGACTGCGCCAGTCCCACTCGGGCATGGGCGTGTAGTGAATGCACTTCCAGCAGTTAACGGCTTTCACGCCTTTCTCCTCGTCCACTCCCACACCGACAGCACGATGTAAGCCGCTGCCGTCAACCACACCGCCACGCAGATGCCGGTAGCGGCAATCACAGCGTAGCCAAACAGTTCTAACTCAGTCATCGTGGCATCCCTCGCCAAGTTTTCTTGCCGCCATGCGAAACTTCCGCAAAGCCTTGCGTACAATTTGCCTTATTCGCTCCTGAGTCACGCCCATTGTCTGAGCAACTTCTTGCAGCGTGTATCCGGCACAAATGTGCATCGCAACAATCATTTCCTCACGCTGACTGAGCGGAGTGATTTCAATCAGTTTGTGCGCGTAATCTTTTGCCGCTAAAACTTCCAACTCGCTAGGTTCCGCAAGCGGCGCGATTGCCGGGCGCGGAGAGCGTTTCATTTTGTCGTTGCGGCTATACCAGATTTCACGAACTTCGCTTGGCAATGTAGCCGTCCCAAGTTTTCCGTAGTACTGCGAACGGTTCATCGCAGCATCTCCGGTTTCTCTCTACGCAGCCGTTCGTTTTCCTCGCGCAGCAGGTGGTTGTCGATAACCACGCGCTCCAGTTCTGCCTGCAAGGCGCGGAGTCGAGAGTCCATGTTGGTCATGCGTTCCAGTAGGTCAAAGTCGGCGTCGTTCATAGTTTGCTCACCTCGTGAAAGAACAAGTCCTGTTGCGATGTTGCGTGTTTAATTCGCTCGTGAGCAATGGAGATGTACTGCGGATTAAGTTCGCAAAGCACAGCATTGCGCCCTAGTTGGTTTGCCACCATTGCCGTTGTGCCGCTGCCGCCAAATGGGTCTAACACTGTATCGCCCAGTGCGCTACCAGCAAGGATGCATGGCTCAATAAGGTCTGGCGGGAACGTGGCAAAGTGAGCGCCAGAAAACGGCTTCGTTGTTACCGTCCAGACACTGCGCTTGTTTGCCTTTGTATATTCGCTGCTGACGTTTCCTGACTTCGTTGCGTGCTTTGGGTCATCGCTGTCGCCATATTTAGCCCCGCCAAAACGTATGCCTTCGCTTTTTGACTTGGAGTCTTCTTTTATCGCTTCATTGTCAAAGAAATACTTTTCCGATTTAGACAGCAGAAAGATGTACTCATGCGCCTTGGTGCAGCGGTCAGTGACCGACTCGGGCATAGGGTTTGGCTTATGCCAGATAATGTCTTGGCGCAGATACCACCCGTCCTGCTGGAGCGCAAAGGCAACACGCCACGGGATTCCAATTAGGTCTTTAGGCTTCAGTCCCGAGCCTAAATTATCAACATGACGAGTGCTATGCATTGCGCCGGGGTCATGCTCTCGCCCATCCCAGTGTCTAGGTTGCGTGCTTTCTTTTCCTCCCTGCCTTGCGTAACTGTCCCCAAGGTTTAGCCATGCCGTTCCGTCATCCTTGAGAACACGACGAACCTCGCGGAATACTTCTACAATCTGCTCAACGTATTCGACTGGCGTTGGTTCCAAGCCAATCTGCCCATCGTTTCCATAGTCGCGCAGCCCGAAGTACGGTGGAGAGGTAACACAAGTTTGCACAGATTTCTCAGGCAACGTCCGCATCATTTCGCGACAGTCGCCTTGCAGAATCTCGTACTTCATAGCGCAGCCCTCAGTTCCTGCAAGTTGCTTTCCATGCGCCCAATCTGAGCGTGCAGCAGGTCGATGACCTCGCGCTGCGCCTCCATCGTCAGACGCTGCGCCGCGATGGTTTCCCGCTGCGCGTCAATGGTGTCATCGGCACGGGCAGAGGCTTCCCGGTGCTTGGCAAGCGTCATCCGCAGCGCGGTTTCTTCAATGTTGTTCATCGGTTCTGATACCAAAGCGTGAAAAGCCACCCGCAGGCAACGCCAAACAACCAGAGAATCATTCTTTTTGCTCCTGCTTTGCAGCCTTGTGTCCCGCCAGCCATGCCTCGCGCAGTAACCGCACAGTCTCGTTGTGCGGGTACAGCACGCCCGTGCGGGCTTCAGTGAGGATGCGGACGGCAGATGACTCTGCCGCCTGCACCAACTCGCGCCAGTAATCTGCGCGGGTCTTTTTCATCAGAACGGAATGTCGTCGCTGAAAGCCAGGTCAGCGGCCTTCTTGTCATCGAACGGCACTGGCGCAGCCTGTGACGCCTCCCCGCTCGGCTTGCCACCCTGCAGGGCAATGTCCGCCACATCGCAGGTGATGCTAGCGCCCGGCCCGTTCTTCGTGGTGTACGTCCGCAGGCCAAACTTGCCCGTCACCGTGACCGGCAGACCCTTGGTGATGTACTTGGCGACCTTCTCGGCACGCTGCCCAAACAACGAGCAGTCAATCCACTCGGACTTCTTGTTCGTGCCGAACCCGGTGTCTACGACAACCTTGAAGTTGCAAACGTAACGGTCCTGCGGGGTCTGGCGCAGGTCGGCATCCTGACCAACGCGGCCAGTAAAAGTGATGATGTTCATTTCAATCCTTACTTGATGGTGGAACGCTTCTGGACGATGGCCTTGCGAGCCTCGCCCTTTTCATGCTCAACAAGGCTCTCGGTCGCCTTGTACAGGTTGCGGAGGACTTCCTCGCTAGTCGCATCCTCGGTAGCCGCCAGCAGGTCCAGTAACTGGTTGCTCGGCTTGGCAGGGGCGGCAGCAGGACGGTTGTGAGCAGCAGACTGCCCGTCGTCGTCCTCCTGAGCCACGCCACAGGCCGCTGCAAGGCTGTACCGGCGCAGGTAGGTGGTAGCAGCACCAACGCCCTGTCCGTCCGTCTTAGCGGGCGTGCAGGACGCCACAGAAGTGATGTAGCCACCTTCCTTGTGGACCAGTGCCGTGGTGACCGACACCATGCCGCCGTCAAACCCCGTGCTTTGCACGATGGCAATGCCATGCTTGCTGTAGACTGGGCGCACCGTGTTCAGCACCTCGGCAAGGTCAGCGTACTTGCTCTTGAAGTGCGGGTTGGTGCTGCCCTTGGTGGCGTTCTCCACCTCGGACTGGGCGAGAGCAAGCGCGGCAAACAATGCGGCGTTGCTGTGGTCTAAGTTCATCATTTTGCCTTCTCCTGTAGGGTGGCAATCGTGTCGTTGATTTCGTTCAGAAACTTGCAGACCTCGGTTTCAAGCGTGTCGATGTACGCCTGGTCGCGGTCAATGCGGTCTACAAAGAAGTCCATGCCCCTCGGCAGGCGCGGGTCGTAACTGCAAAAGTACACTTCCTTCGCGCCAGTCATCCACATCTGCCCCTGCAACTGCGCCATGTGCATGGGGTCCATGCCATCCATGATGGTCTGCAAGTGCGTGTTAGTGGTCGGGCATTTGAACTCCACCAACCCATCGCCGCCGTTGATGACGCCGTCCGGAGATGCGCCGCACATCAGCGTCGGGTGCTTAATGAAGCCAACCAAGTCCACCATCAGGTGCATACGCTGCACAAACTCAGCCCGCGCAAAACCCTCTTGGTCGATACCCCATTGCATCGCCGGGTTGACGTAGTGTTCAGTGGCGCGGCCAGTCAGGCGCTCGGTGATGAGCTGCCACTTGTAGGTATCGCGGGCGGCAAGGTAGCCACCCTTCTTGCCGGGCAGCAGGTGCTTGAACTGGCTAGCAGTCACAAAGCCCACGCGCTCTAGCAGCCAAGCGGCTTGCTGATTCGGATTGTCACTCATGATGTACTCCTTGAAAACGGATGAGGGCCGGAACGTGGCCCGTGGTGGTTTGACCGTTGTCGCGGTATCCAGTGGACACTCGGATGACAACGGACTCGGCAGTCTGCTGCAACTCCAACCCCGCGCAGGCAAGAGCCTGGCGGAGATGGTCCAGCGAAACGTCAGGCTGGATGATGCCAATCACTTGTCACCCTCCAAAAGGTTAGCAACCTTGTCAAAGCCAGCAGGACCGCCCAGCAGGTCAATCAACCCAGTGATGTCCTGTCCACGGTGGGTGATGCTGATGACCTCAAGATAGGCGGGGCTGTTGCGGTGGCACTCGTCATGGTCGAAGTTGTAACCAATGACCAAATCGACGCCCTCGTAATGCACTTCCTCAATGTGGTCGCAGACACCCACGCCCACGTTGGCTAGCGCACGCTCCAACTTTTCAACCTTGGAGGCTTTCACGTCAGCGTGGTCGTCGGACTGGTACTTGATGGCGTTGATTTTGCGCTTCACCGTCTCGCGCAGAAACTCAAGGTCTTCCACGCAGCGGATGCAAATTTCTTCGGCGTGCTCGGGGTTCGGCGTGATGAAGAACGACTGGCCCTCTATTTCAAGCCAAGTGAACTCGGCGTCAGTGCGCAGGGTGATAACGCTCATTGTGCGGTTTCCTTTGGTTCCAGCAGCAGGCGCTGCAACGTGGCAACGGCTTAACCAAGCGTCGGCTCAGAAGCGCACCAACCACGATGGTGGACGTTGATTTGGTATGCGCCGTCAAAGTACTTGATGCAAATACCGTAGCCGTGCGGGTTGTCGTACTGGTGGCGTTCGTACTTGTAGAACTCT